GGAAGCGTGGCGACTGCCGTGCGTCGAAATACTCGGTCTCAGCTTCAACCGGACCCGCCTTAGACCGGGAAACTTTCACCGCGCCAGTTGTGATAGCCGCGTACGGGTCAACCCCATCAACCTCGAAGATATAGGCTAGCTCGCACTGTGCGTCCTTTACGGCCTGCGGAATGGTGTCTGGATCCACCGGCCAGCCGTCAATTAGCTTGTCGGTCAGGCGTGGCCATGCGCGGGCCTGCGTCTGGTATTGCTGCGCTCCAATCCAGCGGAAATTGCGGCGAAGGTATTGCGCAGAACGGCGCAGGTTTAGTTCCTGCGTTGCCTCTACCCCGCTATAGGAGGCGTCGATATTCGCAACGATGTAAGCCGCATACTCAGCCGCCGTTACGTAGCTGTCAGCTGATGCCCCGCCGATTGTTGTGTCTAGTGCCATTTATTCCCCCCTATCGAACGATTCCAAAGTGTTTTGCTATAGCCTTGCGGATCGTCGCCGCAATCTTGGCGTGCGCGTTGTCCCCGTAGTGAAGGGTATCCGCCGGGTTGCTGTCGCTCACCATGTCTTCTTCAACAAGCCCAGCCGTGTCTAGGTCCACAAGGATGTGCGTGGCCGGGTCTTGGGCCGCGATGTGCGTTTCTACAGCGACACGGTAGTCCTCAAGAAGGTGGCCCGCCCCATTTGCAGCTGGCTCAGGGAAGCGCGGTGGGATGCTGACGAAAACTCGAAGCATGTCCGCTGGCGCATTGGCCGCAAGGTTGGCCGAGCCTTGGTGCAAGCCGCCGTAGAACGTCTGGTCGGTCGTGTCGCCAAAGGTGCCAATCGGCACGTCCTGCCCGTAGTCGTTGCCCCCGAAGGAGATCAGGCACATGCGCGCGTCGGTGAAGGTCGCCGCTGTCTGGGTGACGGTTGGGAAGCTCTTGGCAATCTTGCTGTCGTCCGCAGGGGAAACAAAGCCGTAAAGCGAGGCTTGCGTTCCTGCCGTGGCTTGCAGGTCGAAGGTGCTTGCGCTGAAATCCTTGGGGACACGTCGCGCCCAGCGTTCGTTAATTGTATCGCCGCCGATGCCAACAGTGTTGCTGTCACCAAGAAGGGGAACAGGGGTTTCCACAACGGGAGTGTAATAAGTACCCTCTGCGCTGTACTTGTTGCGCATGTACTCCACGGCGGACGCAATGGCCGCGTCGTCAGCGCCCTCAAGCCCGATCACTTCGAAGAAATCCATAGGGATGAAGTTTGACCCACCGTCACGCCCGATAATCAGACTAGTGACCGTGTATTCCGTGCCGCTCATTGTGGTGCTGCCACTGTTGAACGCGCCCACTGTGTTCTGAGCCTTCGCGCCGTCAAACTTCATGGTAAAGACGGTGATCGTATTGAGCAGGTCATTGGTGATAAGCTGCGCGTCGGCAGGGGAGGGGATGGACGTTCCGAATCCGAAGTTACTAGACCGCATCCGGCCTTCCATCTCACCCGCCGTCTTTGACTCGATGTTAATGGTTTTTGTGCCGTCCTTCAGGGTGATGACCGCATCGCGCGAGTTGTTACTTCCCGTCGCCCGCGCCGCAAGGATAACGGACAGGTCGTTCAACGGGGCGCTGATGGTGCCGACCAGGTCGTCGCCGTCAAGCTGGACCATGTTGCCGCTAAGGACAGGTGTGCCGGTATCTGGTGCAAGTGTGACGCCCTCACCAACAATGCTCCCGCCAGAATAATCCGCGGCAATAGCGCGGAAGCTGATGAACTCCTCAAACGCGGGCGGGCCACCAGAACGGCCAACCCAAACAGGATTGCCCGCGCCTAGAATGCGGGCGTTGATGCCATTGGTGATTATGCTATGCAAATGCAATTGCTGTAACATACGCTGTTGATTCCTCTACGCAGACTGCACTTACGGTCAACCCGGTCGGGAAGATGATAGCGCCACCAACGCGAACTAGATACCCATCATCAAGGTCAACGCCGCTTGTGGATCCCGTCTGAAAGCGCACGTCGGCTCCTTCAACACCGAAAAGAACGTCACCGGTTGTGGTGGTTATTTCTGTCCAAGTTTCTGCTGGTACGGGTGTTCGGCTCATGTGTCAAAACTCCATTTTCCGCTATGAAGGGCGCGGGGGTTGCTGTGTTTGCCCATTAAATGTCCTCCTCATAGTGGCCATAAACAAAGGCAACCTTTGACGCCTGCGCCGGATTGCTGCCTGTGCCGCCAACATAGAACCCGAAGGCCTTCCCGGGCGGCACGACGCGCAAAAAAATGTCTGCGTCAATGTCATATGGCACCCCATTGGCCGGGATGAACGCACCCGGGCCAACCGACGCCCCGGTCAGGGCCGTTGTGTCGACCTCGTATCTGATTTCCATATCAGACGCGGGGTTTCCGTTATTCAGGTTCAGCGGAGTAATCAGCGTGCCGGTAATTGGGTCAGGGTCCGACACGATATGCAGGACAAGGCTTTCCGTTGCCTCCTGCTGGAATGAACGAATTTGCATAAACGCATTGCGCCCACTGTCTGGCGGATTAACAAACGTGATGTTCAGAAACTCGCCCGTCTGCACGGCAACGTCACCCACGCCCGCAGAATACCCGCGCCCATCCCTGACGGCCTGCTCAAACGATGTATGAACAGGGCCATTCACAAAGACGGTTGAAGGGTCTTCTGTGGCGTAAACGTCAACTTTCGCAGAACCACTAGCCCAGCGGGTGGCCCTAAGAATAATGCGCTCAGAACCAGTGACGATGCGGAACTCTTTTTCAATAGCCGCACCAGAATTGACGATCAGGTTGGACCCAAGCGCCCCGACGCCCGACTGAAACAGCAAGCGCCCGCCCTCTGGTGAATAACCAGAGTTCGCACCGACAACTGCAATGTCGCCGTCAAATGTGCCACTAACAGAAATCGTTGCGGATGCGGTCCCCTGCACATCAATGACGATTTCGTCATTCAGTGCATAGATAGTGCCTTCAATGCGCTTTGTCATTTCTTAGCCTTCTTTGGGCGTCCGCGCTTGGGCTCAGATACCGCCCATCCGTGGGCCTTCATGCCGTCCACTTCGTCTGGGTGAACGTCTGCCGACTTTCCGTCGCGGGTCATTTTTACAAGATTGGACATATCACACCTCGTTTAATCTCAGTGAAGGGGCGAACCGAAGCCCGCCCCTCTGACAAAGATTAACCCAGAACCAGCGCGATTGCGTCCGAGTTCCACGCCTTCGCCTTGTAAAGCGTGGTTACGTCGATCATGGCCTTGTTGTAGCCCTTATAGACCGACAACTGGAACACCAGCCCCGAATGCGGGTCTTGCACGGTCATAACGTCAACCGCAGCGTCACCGCCCAGAGGCTTGGCGAGCGGGCGCATTGCCAACTCGACCGCGTTCTGGTGAAGCATCACGTTTGCGGTGTAGCTGTCGCCAACAGTGATTGCGTCGTTGTCGGCTTCAGCGGCACGCAGGCCCGGATCGCCAATGACGAACGAGCCACCCGACAGGGCAGTGTTCACAACGTACTTATCAGCCGTTCCCGCAAAGGTCACAATGTCACCCGCAAGAATGGTGCCTGATCCGGTGTCGGTCGCAATGGTGGTGTCACCGATTGCAGACGAGGCGTCGTTCAGCAGGTAGCCCGTGCCGGTGCCTTTGGTGTGCGTCTGCACTTGGCCCGATTCCTTCAGCATTGCGCCTTGCAGGTCCAGCAGGGTGCCTTGGCGAAGCATGGCGTCGCTACCGGCTTCGTTTGCCTTTTGCAGTTGCGCCAGATTGCGCAGGTTGGTGCCTGCTGCCGAGTTCAGGATCATAGAGATCCGGCCATCGGTTACGGGCATACCGTTGTCAAACAGGATTTGACGGGCGTCTGCAACCAGATCGAAGTTCGACGCAAAGGGCGTGGTGCCAGCCGTACCAACAGCGCGCGATGCGTTCTGGTAGGCTTCAGCGGCAATATGCGCTTCAATCGTGTTGACGATGCCGCGCATGGCTTGCGCAATTTGGTCGCCGTAGATGGTTTCAAAGCCAGCGCCATTGTTGACGTGCTTGATGTCCTCGCCAGTCCACGGGATGCGAACCGATGCGATTTGGTCAATTGTCATGGTCTTGTTGTCAACGGTCTGATCATCGCCTTCAGGGATGGTCATGCTCGGGGTGGCCGAGGTGTTGACGGTAGCTGCGCGGGTGGCGTGCGAGCGCACAGTGTCGCCTTGCGCCGCCTCTTCCGAGCCTGCGTTGATGGTAACGGACGGGATAAAGCCAACGGCCTCACGTCCAACGATGTCAGCGGCCTTATAAATATCTGCCGCCAGGTCTGTCAGAACATTTGCCATGCTCTAAGCTCCTTATAGTTTGCGGTCAGCCGTCTACGACTTTGCCGCCTGCTTTTGAGAAATCAGCGCGATCTTTATGGGACATGGTGTCGAATTGCGACCGCGTGACAGTTTTCGCACCGTTTGTGGTGCCGCTCGCTGGGGGCTTGCCGCCGCCCCCCTTGCCCTTGTCAGCTAGTAGCTCGGGCATGGCCGCTGCCAGTTCTTTTGCGAGGTCTCCATATGTGGCGTAGCCATCGCCCCCAGAACCAGCGAGGGGGTTTCCGTTGTCGCCCATGATACGCACTTTATCGCCGTCGTCAAGTTTAAGGCGATCAGTGCTCGTCTTAGCGAGCATTTCTGCAACTTTCGCCGGGAAGCCCGCTTCTTGCAGCGCGGCTTTCGTCTCGGCAATCGCGCCCTGCATTAGAACGCCGGTGTATTTCTTGTTTGCTTCGTCAAGCTGCTTTTGCGCGTCAGATTTGATCTGCGCAATGATAGCTTCCTGTTCCTCGCTTGATTTGCCCTTGCCGCCTGCCTTAAGCGCGTCTAGGGCGTCGTCCAGCCCGTCGGCGTTATCAAGGCCCAGCTTACCGAGAACGCGCTCCACCGTGCCGCGACGGCGCTTTGCTTCGGTGCTGGCGTCAATCGCGCGCTGGTTTACTTCGCTGAACTTGTCAGCGCTAACCACACCTTCCACCTGGAGAACATAGCCCCCGCCGTCCTGCTCTTTGTAAAAGGCTTGCGCCGCTTCATTGATGCCTTCAAGGTTTTCCACCTGGTATTTGAGTGTCATTTCATTACCTCATTTCGCTGCGCTATACGGTGCGCCAACCCGCTGGGGATTATTCCCCAAACAACTCTGCAAACGTGTCTGCGTCCTTTTTGCGCAGATCGTCCAGAGAATACCTTTGCCCGCTTTCATCCACGAACCGGCTAACCGAATAGCCGCCTTCGCGGTATAGCTTGCCGCGCGACGGGCCTAGAATGTCGTCCTGCACTGCCTCGCTCTGGCGCTTCAGCCAGTCCTGATACGTCTCGCGCTCTTGCAGCCGCTTGCGATTGCCCTTGGTCACGGGAATAACCGTGCTGCGACAATTTGGGTGTGCAGGCGGTCGCGGGCCTTCGTCCTTGGGAAATATCTTCCCGTCATTGGCCCTGCAAATATCGCTTGTCCTGTGATCCAGCACAGAAACCCATTGCACCTCACGGATGCCCCGTCGCCCCTTGTAGGTCTGCTCCTTTGCCATAGACGCTGTATGCGCCATAGCTGTTCTAACCATAGCCTCCGCACCCCGTGCTGAGATGTCCATGATGCCCCTGCGCGTGCGTGTCCCTCTGATCTCGCGGGCAATGTCCAGCGGTCCGCGCCCGTCAACGTAACCCTGACGAATGGCGCTTGTCACCCGGTCAACCGTGTTGCCAGGCAATCCATCAAGCCAGCCGGTCAGGAACTTGCCTTCAAATGGCCGCGAATTGACCGCAGCCCATATGTCGGCGTCCGAAGGCACCCCAATATCAACAGAAGACCCCATACGCTCAACAAGCCGCGTTTGGAAGTCGGCCTCATAAATGCCAAAGTCTCGCAATTGCTCAGAAATGGTGCCTTTGATTGGGTCATACCCTGTCCGTATGACGCCCTCAACCTCGCGCAATAGGCGATCAAGCTGACGCCGCGTAAGCCCATCCAGGTCGCTGGTAGCAATCATGCCGTAAAGGTCGCCTGTCACCCCGTTGACCATACGCACAATGTCGCGGGCAAGGCTGGCCTTCCTGCGCTCTACATAGATGCTGTGCCGCACCTGTGCGTCATAGTCTGGGGTTTCGGTCATTGCTCGGCATCAAGCCCTTCAGATTCCACGCGCTCGCCCTCGTCATCTGGGTTCACGCTTTCATCCAGCACGCCTCGGCGCTGGGCTTCCTTGATATAGGTTTCTTTGCTAATGACGCCGGATAGATACATATCCTTTACGTCCGACATGGGCAGGTTGCCCAAAACGCCGAAGTCCTTGGAGATGACAACTTCTGTGTCCGCTTCAATCCCGCCAATTTCAGCCAGCCAGCCAAGGGCAATCTCGATTGCGTCTTTCAGATCGTCGGCCCACATGCGAATGCGGGTAACGGTCTTGCCCTCGTCAATGCTGTCGCCTGTTGCCGTGGAAACCCCAATGCGCTCGCTAATAAGCTGCAAGCCCATTTGTTTCATCTGGTCTTTGATTTCCTCTAGCTCGTTAGAGCCTGCCTCGATCCCGGCTCCAGTAATTTCCACCCACTTCATATCGGCGTTGTCGGAACTACCCGTAAAGCCAAAGCCTGCGCTATTGACCACAACGTCACCACCCTCACCAAGCTCGGCCATTTGCTTCATAAACAGCAATGGCGAAAGCGACTTGTGAAGGCAGTTGGATTTATCAGACTGCACCCGCCAATGAGCGAGGTTCAATTCTGCAATTTCGGCAAGGGGCGGCTCGGCAGTGAAAAAGCCAGTGCGACCAGTGTAGACCGGCACAACGTAAATTTGCGGGAAGTCTGTCGGCATGTCATCGCCATGCTGGATCCACTTATCTTTGTCATTCTTGCGGAATAGGCGAACAACAACGCGGCCTTCTTCCAGCGAAAGAACGCGGATCTGCTGAACCGTGTCGTCGCTGTACTCATCGCGGGTTTCGTCCTCCACCTCTTCCATGATGCGGAATTGCGTCAAAACCGGCGTGTTGTTTACCAACTCCCACTTCCAGCCGACAACCTGTTCTAGCGATAGCCCGACAAGGTACGGGCGCAGACCCATTGCATCGGCCTGACCTCTGGTAACGGCCTCAGTGCGTGGCGGGGCGTCCGCCATAATGAACGAAATACCGGGACCGCCAAGAGAAGCCCTGAACACATCAGCGGCAAAGTTTGACAGGTCACGCCCTTCTAGGTCGATGTTCTGGCACCATTCGAAAAGCTGGCCCTCTTGATCCGC